AAACCTCCAAGCATACGTTACCCCTGATTCGATTCCCATTCTTGTCTACCTTTGTTTTGTTGAGCCAGATGTCACCCTTTTTGATTCCTTCAAGGAGGGCGTCCTTAACTTCTTTGGTCGCATCATCCCACCAATGTTGGTTAATGTTGACGCAACGCTTAACCCAAGGTAGATCAGCCCGACTAACGTTAATAAACTCAAGGACATCTGGATGATTGAGATCCAAATGACAAACGACAGCGCCATTCTTATATACACCTCCACGACGGAGGATTTCATTCAAGGTCGAGTAGATCTTGGCAAAAGATACGGGACCTGATGCAACCAAGCCCTTACTATTTTCCTCTCCTCGTCCCCGCAGTTTAGATAGATGGACTGCAACTCCCGCTCCATAGCGTAGAGCGTGGCTAACAAATCGCCAAGAGGCTTCGATTCCATTAGGACCCTCCATGGTGTCCTCTACAACAAATACGGTGCACGACACAGGAAGTCGTGAGGTAGGATCATCGATCCAAGATTGAACGCGCCCAGTACGGGCAATAAGATCAGTGGACATACTAGACAAGATCACTAAGGTTTGGTGGTTGATAGTTAGGACCCTTGAGGACTTTACCATCCTCTCGGTAGATAGGTTTACCGTCTTCACTAAGCTTACTCATGTTGCTTTGGTGAACACGATAGAGAGCTTCATCTAGATCCCATCCTAGGTTCTCTGCGTATTGATAGCAGACATAGACAAGATCAGCTAGCTCTTTAAGGGCATCGGTAGCGTTGACTACGAACCCAAGAAGTAACTGATTCTCTGCATCAAGGAACTCTTTGAATTCCTCAACGATCAAAGTCCGCTGCATAGTCCGTGAAGCTGGACTCGTACTGTTCGTTACTTGGAAACCAGCCCGGAACTCCTTTGCTTGCTGTTGTGGTGATGCTTTCAAGCTCATTTTGAAGATAGTGGATTGCTTTTTTAAGATCTTCTACTCGGCTGTCTTTGAAGCCAGCACGGCAGATATATTTAACTGCATTACCAAGGTGATAGTTCAGCCCTTGGTCTCTGATGAAGTCCCAAACTTCAACGTTTCCTCGCTTGTAGTAACTGGGACCTGTGGTATTTGAGTTGGCCATTTCTTAACTAGGTTGGATACTGTGTTACAGAGAGTAAAGTTTTGGCGTTGAAGAGCCATGAAGATAGTAATTACATCTTCTAGCTTAGTGTCTTTATCACGCAGTGCATTCTCAATCTGTTTGAGTTTGAACTGCTGCTCCATCGTTAGTTCTAGTACTGGAGCTGGGAGACCAAAGTCTTGGTTTTTGATTGGTGAAATCATAGTCATCACATTGTAGAATCTTAGCGAGGCGTGCATTCATGAGAGCTACATCTTCTCCAAGATCTTTCTCAGCGAATGCTTTGACTACTGTATCCCAGGTGTAGCCTTCCTTCTCGAATAGAGCAACAGCACGCTTGATACCAATACCAGGTACACCAGCATAACCATCTGTTTGGTCACCAGCTAGTGTCTGGATGAGGTGCCACCTGCGGCCCTCCTCAGGCTCTACAGTAACCACTCCATCAGTAAGGTCATAGAGCTGCCCAGGGATCTGTCGCATGTCCTTGTCGGGGCTACAAAGGATGTGTCCTGGCTCTTTAGTGGCGTAGATACCAAGGGCATCATCAGCCTCTAGTGTAGGCATCACAACAACGGGATACTCTTCCTTGAGTTTGTTGATGACCCTTTTGTAGCCGCACGGCTTCTTTCGATTGCGATGTCCTTTATACGCTGAGTCAATAGATTTACGAAAGTTGATAGAATCAGAAAAGAACAGAATAGAATCATCGAAGCATCCAAGGTCTGTTGCGATGTTGTATAACTCTCGCTCGACATACTCATAGGCTTCTTTGAAGTTGGAGGTAACAACGATGAGGTCTTCTCCAAAGTCGATCTCTGTTTCAGCTCCTGCACAACATTTGTAAACGATAAAGTCAGCATCAATGAGTAGACTCACTTACCTTGACCTCGACGAAGCTTGCGTCCATGGGAGGGAAGGGATCGTGTACCATTGCCTTGGCGGGTACGTTTGTATTTAGCACGGGACTTGAACTCTACACGTCCTAGTGCAGTTTTTGATTTAACAGCCATAACGGTTGGGTGGATTAGTGGACTTCAGCCCAATTACTGCCGATTTTGCCTTCAGCAGCTATGGGAACGCGGAGGTTATAGTATTCACCAGCCAGTGCAGCACAGAACTCAAGGTGTTGTTTGAGATCCTCTGCATATGCTGGTAAGCATTCCCACTGTAATTCGTCGTGGATAAATGCTAGTTGATGAGTGTGACTAAGATAGTCGTTGTCAATGGTCGGGAAGTTCTGATTAGCGATGACCATCCATCGCTTAGCCACAACACCTGCACCCGATTGGAGCAAGTAGTTGAGAGCTTTGTGTGGGCTATCTACAGGTATCTTACGTGTATCTATGGACCTGATAAAGCCTCGCTCACCTGCTTGACGAACAGCGGTAAGAAGACTATCCAAGCCGTCAATGGCAGCAACATAAGCACTTCGTATCTCAGCCCCTTTTTCTTTTGCCTTGTTCGGGGAAAGGCTTTGGTCATAACTAAGTCCTATCTTTTGATCACCTGCACCATACAGGAAGGCATAGGTAACTGTCTTTACTAGTCTCCTTGAGATACCTATCTTGTCGGCATTCTCTTGGTGTATGTCACCGTTGAGAAGCACGTCTCCGTATCTGCCCCCATCATAGCGAGCTAGGTAGTGTGCAAGCATTCGTAGCTCAATACCAGCTAGGTCAGCACCAACCATCACTAGCCCAGGTGTAGCAGTGAATAACTTCCTGAAGCTTAGATCGCTTGGTACCTGTGCAAGGTTTGGATTGCGGTGTGCACACCTATGGGTGTTCGTAGCAACCGAACAGTGGTGGTGAATACGGTTACCTTTGGTTAGCTTGAGCCAGGCATTCTTACCCTCAGACAACATGCCAAGCTGCTTAGTTAACTCAAGGCAACGGAAGAACTGTAGTGCTTCCTCTGTGCCTATGTCTTTGAGAACAGTTTCATCGATGGCAGTCTTGCCACTTGCTGTCTCTTTATCAGGCACCCAACCGTGGTGGTTCTTCATGACCCATGCAATGTGATCACGACTGCCAGGGTTGAACTCCTTCAGCTTAGTGAGAGGAGCTCCTGAGACGTATCCCGTTGTGCGGTTAACTCGTTTAGGAGTGAACTCTCGGTCTTTAATGAGAGGGTACCTGTTGCGTAGTAGTTGAGTAAGTGTTTCCAGTTCTCGTCGGAGACTCGACTCAAGTTCCCATGCAGCTCTTTCATCAAAGCACCACCCATGTATCTCTTGTTGGGTGAGGATTGTTGCAACGTCATGCTCTAGTTGGATGAAGTCAGGTATGGATGGAAGTGTTGCCATAACTTCTGTGTTACTTGTACGTCTTGTAAACAATAATCTTGCATCTCTTGTGACCAGCTCTTCCAATCAGTATCCTTACCAAACTCTCCCTTATGTTCTCCTAGCCTATAACCGTAGGACTCCAGTGAGTGGCGTCCTTGAAGTTGTGGTGGCATATCTTTCCACCTACGCTTCTGATCAGTCTTCAACATGTCAGCGTGATAAATGCGACTGAGAACCAAAGTATCCACAACCCTAGCACTGACGGTAAACCAAGGATAGAGCTTACGGAGCACAGGAATATCGTAACCGATAATATTGTGACCAATAAGGCAACAGGCATCTTCGAGTAGCTGGACACCTTTCGTGATAGGTTGCTCACTACCTTCATCATTGAAGACAAGAGTTTGTTTAGCGTCGAGATCATAGATACCGATACAGTGAACCTTGGTGCAATCATCGTATAGTCCGTCAGTCTCTAAGTCAAAGATCAGGTTCACTTACCAGTCCACTTATAGGTCTTATCAACGAACTGTGCTCGCTTGATTGCCTCAGGTGTAGGAGCGTTAGGTTTAGTTAGCATTGCTTGCTGATGGGGTGATTCAAAAGTCTGTCGTTGGGTCGAAGTCATTAGCTTCAGTCTCAGTGAATTTACAAGTGTCGAGGTCATAGGTAAGCTGACAAGCAACACCTACTTCCCCACTATAACGGTTTTTGAGGACTCGCACAGTCGTTGAAGAGCCTCCTCGATCCGCTTGCTGGTTCCGTTCAAGCGCAATAACTCCATCTGACAATTGAGCAATAGCTGCCGAACCTCGAAGTTGTCCAAGGGTGACTCGGGCACCTTCTTCATGGTTTGTGTCATTGGATGTACGCCTAAGGTGTGATACAAGAAACATAGCAATACCAGTACGCTCTACAAGAGAACGTAGCTTGGTCATAGTAACATCAATCATCCGCCTCTCATCACCCTCTAGTCCAGACATAAGGATGGACAAGTGATCAAGGAAGATGACCTTAGTATCTAACCCGCAAGCAAGGTATTCAATTCGGTTATAGATAACGTCTGGGTCGAAAGAACCGAAGCCATCAAAAAGAAACAGGTTCCACTTAGCA